ATTAACATAATCTTCGGATAACAACTCATACCCTTCAGATTCTATCTTTTCTTTAACATATGTGTAACTTAGTTTTCTCACTATTTACCTTTACCTTTATTCTTTCTAATATCTAAAAAAGGTGTTGTATAATTAACCTGTGCAGATGATAAAATACGCTCCTTTAAAGCCGGATTAGACTGTGCATATGCTTCTACTAATTTACTATTCAATGATGTAACTTTAATCAAATCTTCTTCAGGAATTATTCTAGCCACCTCATTCAAGTCATAATTTTTACGAGAGTTTTGTCTAATATATACTTCCCCTAAATCACTTACTAGATTTACATTGTTAGCTTTTATTTTTTCTATAATAATCATAGAAAGCTCTCTTTCTCGTTGTTCTAATATTCTCTTTACATCTTTGGTTCGCCGCCACTCAGATATCAACTCTTCAGCATTATAATTACTGGTCGGTAAAAAATTATAATCTGTCTTTTCACAAGCTTCTTTATACGTATCACAATAATCTTTGTAATCACACCACGGACATAACACATGCAATTCTGGTTTAGCTTCTTTCTTAGTAAATGCAGTCATCTGATCATATACCAGTTTAAGGTATCTTGAAAACTCTTCTCTTTCTTTAGAAGTTCTATAAGAATATAATACATCACTTCTTAACATATCCAAACTAACAATAATCCTTTTATACTGCGGATATTTCAATGAAGCTACTAAATCATACATAGATAATTGAATATCATTACGTAGTGCCTCGATATTAGGAGCAGTCTTAGATGTTTTGTAATCAACAACTAACAAAGTATCATCATCAACCTCTACTACCTTATCCATAGCACCTATTAATGGCACACCATCACTTGTAGATACACCTTGAAAATCTTCTTCGATACTTATAATCTTTCTTCCTAAATCGAAGTCATTAAGACGTGCTTTCACAAGTGTGATGCCCTCTTTATACACTGAAGGGTCATTAATGCCTTCCCTAATAGCTACCTCCTCATAAACTTTTAAAGCATCTTTTATATCAGCTTTGGTAAGTTTAAAGTTATCTTTCCATATTTTCCCAGCATATTCTAACGCTTCGTGACATGCAGTACCTAACTTAAAAGCAGGATTAGGGACTTTAGGTAAATGTTCATAGTAATTAAACCAATATTTAAGTTTACATTGTAAAAAAGTATTGATTCGGGTAGCACTTAACTTTATAATTTTTTTATTAGCCACTTTTTTCATCTCCTATAATTTTTTTATATAAATTAAAAAATACTTTAGCATCAATTACTACAATAGGTTCATGACGATTCTTTTTACAAAACAATAACCAATCAGTATTTTCTTGTTTATTTTCTTTAGCTTGCTCTATCCAAGCCGGAATAGCCCATGTTTCTTGGTGTTTTATCTCAATACTAAATGGAAATTCTTCTTTAGCTTTTCCTAATAGCCTTATATCAGTACCTGGTTGGCCCATTTCTCTAGAAGCTATTAGTTCATCTTTACCATAAGGAATATTAAGTAATTCTGATATATATTTAGCTATCTCTATTTGAAATTTACGGCCTTTAGCTTTTCTACTTTTTATACTAATAGACATTATAAACACCTCATACCAATAAATCAATCAATTGGCCTTTTTTCTCATCATTAAAATCCTCTGCTTTAGGAAGTATCATTCTTAGTTTAATGTATAAATCACCAGAAGGACCACCGTTTAACCCTTTACCACCCGCCTCTGCTAACTTAATAATATCACCATCTTTAGAATTTTTTGGTATTTCTACTTTATGCGTAATAGTAGTAACAACACTACCTCTACCACCACACACCTTACAGTGCTCAGTTCCTACTTCCCCACGACCTCTACAAACACCACAAGCAGTAGAACTATGCATACGCATATTACCTTGATTAACTATATTAGTAATAACACCAGTCCCATTACAATTTGGGCAACACTTTGACGATGTAAATCCCTTACCACAACAATCTACACATACATCCATATATTCCATAGACATATCCATAACTCCACCAAAAATAAAATGTATTAATGGAACATCTAGTATATATCGCAACTCTTTACCTACCATAGGCCTATTAGGATCTGGTTTTCTACGTGTGTTAAAAGACATAAAATTATCAAAAATAGAACCAGTACTATTTAAACCAAATAAATCACCAAAAACATTTGGATTATCATATTGTTGTTTCTTTTCAGGGTTAGAAAGTGTAGAATAAGCCTCGTTTATCTCTTTGAACTTTTCTTCTGATTCCTTATCGCCATTAGTTTTATCTGGGTGATACTGCATAGATAACTTCCTAAATGCTTTTTTTATATCATCAGAAGAAGCGTCTTCAGTCAGCCCTAATGTTTTATAATAGCCTCTACTATCCACACTTAATTACCTCCCATTCAAAACCACATTCGTCGTTAGAACACTTATATAAATTTTCTTTTATTTCAAACGCCGGAGAATCACACCTAATACATTTATGAATCTGATCTTCCATACAATTATCACTTAAAACATGTTCTACAATAGGAACAGTATCAAAATCAATTCCATCCAATATGTAATCATAAGGCAAACCTTGAGAACTTGTAAAAGCGTCAATACCAACCACTGATAACACCTCATCACCAGCAGCTTTCCATATAATAGAACACTTATTACATTTATTGTAAGTAACAACAAGTTCGCTACCGCATTCATTACAAGTAAGTACTTCCCTTAAAAACACCTCAGCTTCCTCATTACCACAATTAAAACAAACAGTACTTTCCGTTATAGTATCCATACACAAACCACCTCCTAAACAGATGGCGGAGATAATATCTCTACCAATCTTCCTACTATTTCTACAGTATCATCATTAAAAACCAATGCTTCTGGAATAAACAACTGATTAGGAGCCAAGTCTGGATATTTATTAGTCCCAAACAACACATGAGATATAGCAGGTAAACATACAACATTTTTAGATTCATCAAATATATTGAACTTTTCCGACTCATTTTTATAAAAATCTGGGTCTAGTTCGTTATAAGTACCTTCCCTAGGAATAGTTATTACAAACTTATCCTTTAATAGTTTAAAATAATATTTTCTGGCCGAAAGTAAAGCCATAGTAGGAGTGCCTACAAAAAAACCCTCCTCATTCAAACTATTCAAATCAACACCATCATCTAATGATTTCTTTTTTCGTCTAGTCATTTATTTATCAATCCTCCACAATAATAAAATTATCTACTACAACCTCTGTCCAATATTTTTTCTCTAAACCGTTACAATGCTTGCATTTACCATCATAGGAACGTTCTTCTATATGACCATGTATTTTTACAAATACATTATTATTAACCTCATTAAGATCTTCAGCCACAGAATTCCATCCAGAAATCTTAATATACTGAAACCGATCATTTATAGGAATAGCTAATTTTGCTTTAAATAATTTGCTATTAGCATCACCAACTACTTTTAACTCTGGCCATACTATTTTACCAACCAACGATACGAAATTTTCTCCTTGTATTGCCATTTTAAACATAACCTCTCAAATAATTATAAATTGTATTATCATCCAAATCAGAAGGATCTTTTCCCTCATCAGTAATAAAAATAGGAAAACACGGTAGTCTTCCTTTTAAAAATTCACATGTTTTAATAGCTCCTAATATGCCAGGCGTATCTCCATCAAAAAACACAACTACACCACTAGTGGCATATGAAAACAATAACATAGCCTGCCCATAAGTCAATTCAGAACCCATTACAGCAACAACATTTTTTATACCTAAATCATGTAATCGCCATACACTTTTAAAACCTTCTACTAGTATTAAGGAGGGCTTATTATTAGGAATGTAATATCGTGCATGATTAAGATTATACAACACCTTGTCTTTTACAAACCCTTTAGTTAAAATGTACTTATAGTCATCATCTTCAACACCTCTTCTTATATCACGCATACTATAAGCTACTAAAACACCTTTATCATTACGTATTGGAATTATATCTCTTATATAGCCAAAACCATCAGTGTATCCTCCAGCAACTTCAAAATAATCTAGAGTATTTTCACTAAAACCATCTTTTATAAAACTATCTGATCTAAACATCTTATATCTATCTAAACAGTCTTCATTAACAATAGTAGGTTTAGCCTCATTGGTAGTAATAGTAGACTCAATAAAAGCCCTTCTATCCTTCTTTCTTTCATACTCTAAAGCTATATTTATATTATGATTAACATCACCAACTAGTTCTCTTAAATAATAAACAGCATCCATAAAGTTTACTTTTTTAACAGCTTTTATAAGTGCAATTACATCACTACCAAATATATCATGACATTTATGTGTAAAACACTTCCAAGTGTTTCTATCCTTATTAAATCTAAAAGCTGTTTTATTTTTTCCACCATGAATAATACATGAACCACGTAATTCTTTAGTAGTTTCCCTCTCTATGGTAAACCCTAATGAATTTAAAAGATGTTTAGGATCTACAGAAAGTTTTAAACGTTCTACGTTTTGTTTAAACTCATATCTATTATTATCTAAGTTCATCGTTTTCATAGCTTTGGTAGACATATCCATCGTCAGCATAATCCTCTTTGTACTCATTATCATTATATGTAACTAATTGTTGTTCTGGAGGAGATTCTTTAATAGTCAAATAATGCTTAAAAAACTTATAACCTATTCCAGCCTCTGATGTACCACCACCACGTCTTGTATCCTTAACCATTAATTTATATGCCCCACTTTCATGAGGTAATTGTTCTAGTTCTTCTTTAGTTCTGTACGTCCACTGACATATAACATCAGCATAGCGTGAAATTCTATCACTATCAGCTATATCGTTATCTCTATTAAGTTGCACAGCAGTAACAAATGGTATATTTAATTCACCAGCTAAATCTTTTAATTTAGTTGTAACGTCCCCAAGTACTTGGTATTCTTTACGTTGTCTGTCAAGACTAGATGTATCTGGTTCTTTTATATAATCAAACATGCCTAGCGCAATATCTTCTTTTGCCTTATATTTTTTGTACAATGCCACTAGTTTATCAACACTATAACCAGGCATATACTCATGAAATAAACATCCTTTATCTTTAATTATATCTCCACACTTTAAAAGCTTAGTATACGTCTCATCGTCGTACCCACCATGTAAAATAATCCTTTCTTTAACCCCTGAGATATTAGATAATACTCTAGATCTCCACTGCTCAAATGGAAGCTCAGTGTCCACATACAACACTGACTTACCTGCCCTGTATGCACTATGAACAGCCATTTGGGTTAAAAAGGCACTCTTGCCCATTTTTTTACGTGCAGCTATTACAAGTAGGGTACCAGGTATCAACCCATCTATTTGTTTATTTAGAATAGGAAAACCAGTGTCCAATCCAGAAATTTTCATTGGGTTACCTCTACGTTCTTCTATCCACTCCATTAAACCATCCGCAAAATTTTTAGGCTCTTTTATAGCTTTACTTGATGTGGATAAATCCAACACTTCTTTTTCAAACTTACCTATTAAGTCAGCACTGTCTTTATTGTTAGTTACTATCTCACTTATATTATCTTGCAACATTAAAAATAACTTTAAACGTGTACTTGCTTCTAGAACATTCTGTAAATAGGCGGAGTAATTACTATCACTGATGTTATAAGATAAATCGTATATTGCTTTTATATAATCAACACCACCTATAATACTATCTGCCCCTTGCGAAATAGACTCATTTATAACCAAGGTAAGATCTAATTTAGTAACTTTATGTTTATGAACCAATGTATGTAGTACACTAAACAACATTTGATGGTCTTCTCGTAAAAAGTCATCTAAAGATAGTTTAGAAGACAAATCATAAAAACGATCTATATCTTTAAATCCAAACGAAAGTATAGCTCTTTCATCCCCTGGCTTACAAAACAATGTTTTTGCTTCTTCAATATTCATATTACCTGCGCTCCATTCGAGTAGCATAAAGCTCATTCTCTCTTCGGGTTAACTCTCTTTTAAAAACAGCAATAAGTTCAGAAATAGGTTTATCCATACCATCTACCAGCACCATTTCTTCTTGTAAAGTTAAAATTTTATCTTTAATTTTAGATAGATCTGCACTCTGAGAGACAACGTAGGAAAAAGCATCCTTTTTAGTCTTATATGTTTTTAAAAGCTCTTTTGTCAACAACATCCCAACACCTTCTTCTAATATTGATTCTAGCTTGTATATTTCTGCTTTAACTTTATTTACTTGGGATTTGAAAAACACCAAATACTGAGCAAGTGCTATAGTATATTGACTTAGCACACTACCATCTGTACTTTCGAGATAATTAACATCAAATAACAAGACTTTGTTAATAAACTCTAAATCAGGCCTTACATTTTGAAAATACAATGCACCACTATCCATTATTTTACCTCTTCATCTATGTTTTTTTCTTCTTTTTCAGGATTTAAATACATACCTGTACAAAAGTAATCAAAAGACTCATTACCATCTTGATCTCTGAATCTATACCAATCACTCTTCATCCCTATCTGTCTACACTGTAAGCTTAAATCACAGTACTTTGGATCTCCAGTCAAAGTACCATCATTTAATGGACACCAATCAGAACAATCTTTGTTATGCCTACGATCAGTGGTAATTATAATATTAGACATTATTCACAAAACCCCCTATCGAGTGCTATATATATTTTTTTAATTATTAAATCTTTAGTCAACTTCTCATCATAATAAAATCTGACTAAACATAAATCTTTGTGTTCTTGAATATAAGTCAACTTAAGATTATCTCTTTCTTTCTGCTTTAGAAACATACTTCTATCACCGTGAAAATGTTTTATAAATTTACTGTGTTGTTGCCCTTGTACTTCCACTAACACACCAAGATCCTTTATGTAATAATCAAAAAATAATTTAGTGTTATTATATAATACATAGTGTTCTTTCACTATAATATTTGATGGAAATACATCTCTTATCACACTAAGTACTGTATCAGCTATTTTACTCATACACACCACTCAAACCAACCATATCAATAATCTTAGATCTTATTTCACTATAAACATTTTCATTTTCTTTTAAATACTCAATAGCATTATGTTCTCCAGATGCAAACGCTTTATCATCTGTATAATAATAATAAGCTCCTTTTTTCTCAATTATGCCTAACTCAGTAGCAAATTTCAAACATTCCCAATGCCTATCATAACCAACTCCATAAATCAATGGTACAGTAGCCTCTCTATGTGGCGGAGCTAATTTATTCTTATGTATCTTAAAAGAGGTATGATGCCCTATTACTTGACCTTGACTATCTTCAATCCTGGTTTTCTTTGACTCACCGCCCGACACTTGTATCCTACCCGTGCTATAGAAATTAAGTGCCTCTCCACCAGTAGTAGTGGTAGGATCACCATAAGGAACTATTTTATACCTTATCTGATTAATAAATATGAGCAGTGTGTTATTTTCTGATACAACAGGTGCAAGCTTTCTTAAAGCCTTACTCATAAGACGAGCATGTAACCCCATAAACTGATTACCCATCTCTGATTCCGCCTCATTTTTTGGAATTAAAGCGGATACACTATCAACAACAGCAACATCAAAATGCTTAGATCTCAAGTACAATTCTAATGCGTCTAGATTATCATCTCCGGTATATAGCTCTATCAATTCTAGCTTATCTACATTTACACCCATAGCCTTGAACAAAATAGGATCTGCACTATGTTCTGCGTCAACAAATACAGCAGCTTGCCCCTTCTTCTGAGCTTCAGCTATCACACTCATAGCTAAAGTTGTTTTGCCCCCACTAGGAATTCCGTAAATCTCATATATCCTTCCTTTAGAGAAACCACCAACACCTAATGCCACATCCAAACTTATACAACCAGAACTTATAATATCTAATTTAAGTTCGCCTCTCTGCCCCAGTGTATGAGGAACAATACCAAATTTTTTCTCTATTGCCTTTCTAACTACATCTAGACTCTCTAGTTTTTTCTCAGTATTGTTAGTATCAGCATTTTTTTTCTTGGCCACCTTTAGAATCCCCCTTCTTTTGTTTGTAAAATATTATTTATTTCGTCATCAGTAAGTCCAAATGTTTCATTTTTATATTGACTATGTTCAAATTCCTCAAGTAATTTTTCATATTCTTCTCTGTTAGCACGCTCTATATTTCTATTCATTATCGCTAATGCAAAATCAGTGATCCATCCCATTTTCTTTTGACCAAATATACCAAATGAAAGAGACTTGTCAAAATGAAATTCATCTTCGTGTTCAAATAAAGTATATATAATTGCCGCACACTCTTCTAAAGCTCTTTGTTTGTTTATACCAGTAGACATGCGAGACTCAACAAAATACTTAGCAATAGCCTTGTCTTTATTGGTTATTTCTTTCTTTGACATCCATTCAGGATGATTACGACTAAGTAATAAATTAAACAAATTTATTAAATCATCTTGTTTTTTGATGTTAATCAGATATTGAATTGGATCTTCTACCTTACACCCATTTAAAATAAGGTATTCTTTACATGCCTTTATTAAATTAGAATTATCGTTCATACCTAGCAGATCTACTTCTAGCAAGTCTCTAGAGTATTCAAATATATTTTTTACTAGATCTTGATCAGTTTGTGTTAACATATTATCTTTTCCTAATAGGAGTTATTAGCGCTCTCTGATTTTCAAAATTGTATGAATCAAATAATAGTGAGCTTTTATCATCAAA